CCAATCTTCCAATACTATAAGCTGTTGAACTTATGTAAATAGGCTCTAAAGCACAAGTTTGAGAAAAAGGATTATTTTGTGAAGTTAGTTGAACAAAAGTTCCGGTTGAAGCAAAGACACCTGGAGGTACGTTTCCAGTAAGAGAGTATTGCCACCATAAATCCCCTTTCCAATTAAATAAAGCACCAGCCAAAGATGGAGGGGCGTTAAAACCAGATAAATCTTTAAATTGTATAAACTTTGAACCTCTTACTCCATAATAATTAGATCCACTATAAAAATCAATATCACCAGAAATTGTAATATTAGACATAGCTATAAATTTACCCTTTCCTGGTGAATGATCGTGCTCATCTATTGCCTTAAAAGCTGTGTTTACTAAAGTAGCCCAAGTTGGACCTTTAGTAACCCCAGGTATAGGTAAAGATAAATTCATAAATCTAGTTGTATATGTCATTAAGTACTCCTAGTATACCAGAATCTATTATTTGCATCATATATATCGGTAACAGATAAAGGATGCCCAGCATCTCTATTATTAGCCGATTCTTGAATATTTTTCTTCATAGCTTGTTTTTGAAGTAATAAAACCTGTACGTCACTTTCTTCTTTTTGTAAACATTTTATAGCCGCATCTACTACTATATATTCTGCATAACCATTTATATCGTCATAAGTAGTGGTAGATGTACCAGGTGTAGCACTATTAAATTTTTGAGAAGTTGGTATATACCATAGCCTTACTTCAGTAGTTGTATCGGGTACAGGAGTAAAAACTACATTTGATCCAAACATTCTATATCTTATATTTGATAAACCTAAAACTGACCATTGACCCCAGTTTTGGTATAAATTTCTTTCATTAAAGTTAAAAGGTCTTAAAGTAAACCAGTCTTGTCCATTAATTTTACAGTCTACACCTCTTAATTTGTAAAACCCACTAGGCAGGGCATAACTATCTGTGCCAGAAGTTGTAGTAAAAGTATGGCTACTAAGATAGTAGTCTTGTCCATATGTTTGAATAAGTATATCGTGCAGTTCAGCTATTCCGGCATTTACATAAGTTTGAATTTCAACATCGGATACAAAATAATTATCTTCCATATCTGCACGTTGTCGCACCCTAGTAATAAAATCTTTTTCTTTTATGTTAGCCATTATACCCCCAAAAAAGAGGAGGTTTCCCTCCCCCTTATTATTTTTTAGTAATCTTCGTCGCTATCATCATCAACACAAAGTTCAATAAAGCTTTTTAAAGCCTCTTTAAAACCTGAAACATCTTTAGAATCAAATGCTGAAAACATTTCCTCAACAGCAGAGTCGTACCCAACACTGTAGTCATCTTCTCCAGATTCTTCAACTTCAAAATCTTCACTTTCCTCAGAGTCTTTACCTTTTTTCTTCATGCCTTCAAGAATAGCAATCATTAAACCGTCTTTATCAGCCATGATTTACTCCTTATACACCAACACTAGGTACGTTCGAGTTTTTAAGAATAAAGGTAAAATGAATAGTAGCCCCACTTGGAGGATCTGCTGCTGCACCGTCTTTATCCAAAGTAAAAAAGTTTAAAGTTCCGTCTGAGTTAACCGTAGATGATTTAATTTGACAATGAAATCCAACTGTACCACCATGAGCAGTAGAAGCTTGGTATGCAAATAAACCATTAAAAAAATGAGGATAAAGATCTGTATCTCCACCAGGAGTACCAAGAACTATTGAATAATCTCCTGCACTATTTCTAGTTATGCTTTTAAACCCTACACTCTTAGTTGTTGTAAGAGTAGGAGCACCAGTAGTACCTATAGCAGCTTGACCTTGTAGTATCTTAATCTCTTTATCTAAAGCTTGCGCTCTGTTAAAATTCCTGTTAGCCATTTTATTTCTCCTTTAGTCTGAGTGTTATAAACACGCAGCAAAAAAGAGGAGCCTTTCGACTCCCCCATATTAGTTATGATAATGCAATTCTTACGTTATACCCTGGACCTCTACATCCTAGCTGAGCATAGTACCCAACTCTAACTTCAACAGAGTCAGCAGTAGAAACCCTTAAGAATCTCAACCCATCTGGATCAAGAATTTTAGGAGCCTTACCGAGAGAGTAAAGTTTCCACATAGACATATCTAGCATAAAAGCTACATCTTTAGGACAGTTTTGATCAGGTATTACCTTGATAACACCTCTAGGTCCATTAATTTCTATACCTCGGAAACCAATTTCTGGCTTAACCTTGATATTTACATAAGAAACTTTAGAACCAAGAGCTTTTTCAAGATCGGCAAAGTTTGAATAGTTCATAAAACAAACATCTGGCTTACCACCTTCTCTAGCTGCTCTAGAAGCTGCACCAATAAGAGCTTCTTCAAGAGGTAGGGAAGCGCCGTCAAATCTAATACCACCTAAACGAGTAGCATCAGCTGAACGGTTAACACCAAAAAAAGAATCTGTAGAAGAAGGAGCCGTAGAAGGAACCCAAGCTTCTAAACCAGAAAGCATAAGATCGTAGTCCCCTTCAGGAACAATATAATCTAGTGCAGTTAGACCAGTAATAGTGTTAAGGTTAGCACTAACAGTCATAGAACCAGCATCTCTATTAACAGCGTCTATAGTCAAAGGACCACCAGCTCTAACAGTACCACCAGTAGCGGCAGTATAAAAATCAATCTGCATACCAACTTCAAAGTTAGTAATGTCATCAGCTTGGTTAAGAGTTAGAGTAGTACCTGCAACAGTAGTATCGATCTGACCTATAGAACCACCACCGTCACCAAAAAGTGAAATAGCTAATGATCTAGTAGCAGATTCGATCGCACCGTCAATTTCAGTCGTAGCAGCTTCAATAAATGCGTTTGCATTACCTTTAGAAGCTTCTAGAGTTTCGTTGTCGATGTCAGCTAGAGAGTAGTTAGACTTTCTAGTAAGTAGGAATGCTTTTAACTGAGAGTTAGTTTTGTTAGCTAAAGCATCGGAAAAGGTAGCTGAACGACCTTGAGGAATCCCATACTTGATAGGAAGTTTCAGGTTTTCACCACCAAAAGATTCATATTTAGAAACCATGGCAAGGAATGGATTATCCTTATATACCATGTTTTCAATCCGTTGTGAAGTGTAATGCTGCTTAAGAGCCGCAGCAAAATTAGTCATATTTAATGCCATTTTAATCTCCTATAGTTAAATAAATTAATCTATCCACCGCAACATTTTTGCGATTTCTCGTTTTGACTCTTCATCTGATAACATTGGCTTAGAATTTTTCTCTTCCGCCGTTAGTTGCGAATGAGAATTAGTTAGTGTAACTGGCTCTTGTATAGTAGATTCTTTTGGCTTATTTTGCTGTTCCATGTAGGCTTGTAATCTTCTTCCTACTTTGTTTAATCTCAAAAGCTTTTCAGCTTCTTCCTCTAAATGCGACTCTACAGCATCAGCCGCTTCTTTAATAGTTAAAACTTTACCTGACTCTTTATAGTGTGATTCTACAACATCGTAAACTACACTACTTGCATTATTAGCTTTTATAAATTCATAAGTTTCTGGATTGCTATCCACAAAACTAGAAATTTTATTCATATAATTTCTTTGTATCCTATCATAATTAGCTTTTTGTTCGTTTTGTTCTTTTTCATTAAATCTTTTTTCTAACTCTTCAAATTTAGCTTTATAACCAGATTCTAGCTCATCACGCATTAGTTTCATTTGCATTTCAGGAGTTAACTTTTTATCATTTAATGCTAACTCTGTTAGTTTATCATATGGTATTCCAAGATCTTCTAAAGCTTTAAAGGGATCTTGTCTAAATCTTTGTTCAAGAGGTTGTTCAACAACTTTCTCTACTGGTTTTTCTTTTTCTACTAACCTAGCTTCTAACTCTGCTAATCTTTTACTGTATTCAGCTTCCTTAGCTTTTAACTGTTTTTCTTTTCGACTTAAAGCCGCAAATTTTCTAGCAAACTTTTGTTCTTCAACTTTTTCTGCTTCCTGAGCTACCTCTTGCTGCTCATCTTTTTTTTCCATTTCAGATACAAGTTCTTCAACAGCATTTGAACTATAATCATCAATTTGAACTTCAGGAATCCCTGCATCCTGTGGCGTTACCGTAATCTCATTATCCATTTTAAACCTCACTTTGGGGGCATTGCCCGATCATTGATCTATACTATATTAATATATTATCTTTTTACCTGTTCTCTAACAGTTTCTTGTACTTGTTCTTTAATTTGTTCTTGAGCTGGTCCTATAATGGCTTGACCTACTTGCTGAACGCCTTGCTGTATCATATCTCCTAAAGGTAATGCTCCAGAAGCTATAGCACTTTGTTGCCCTACTGGACCAGGAGCTTGACCTTGAGCCATTGCTTCTCTTGCTGCTCCAGGAGCACCTTGACTAGCTAATTGTTTAGCTAATTCTTCTGGAGATGGTGACCTTTGTTTAGCCTTCATAATTAAATTTTGACAATCCTCCATGTATTGACGCAATAGTTCAAGTCTATTT